AAATGAAATATACTAACTTTTTGTATGTATATTTTTTGCAGTATTTCGCGTTCGCACTGAACATGTTTACATATATGTTAGTATTGTATATAACACTGCATGTATGGTGTTATATATAATTTGTCATTATCGATTGCGATTCATTCAACTATATTTTTGTCTATCAATACTGCATCGTTTACATTTTCGAGTATCTTCTCGCTTTTCTTAGCATTATCATGTGGTCCCCGAAACGCTAATTACAAAAAGACAATATTATTGAATGATTGTTGTAGATCCGTGTACGGAAATGGTTAGAAAAAAGTATAAAGGGTTAGAGTGTATCTATGTATTCGATACGACAATCGCTGTGCAGAAATGAATAATGGTTCTGTTGTCGATAAAACAATTATTACACAGCAAAAAGATATAGTCATGTCATTTAGTAGCCGAGAAGAGTTCTTAGACCTTCTTGTAATGAATCCGGGGTTTATTGTTGTAAAGTTTGGTGCTGATTGGTGTGGTCCATGTGGTCGGATTCGTGCTGAGGTGTCTGATTTTTTTGCAAGATGTCCTGAAACAGTCATTTGTTGTGACATTAACGTGGACGAAAGTTCTGACTTGTACGCGTTTATGAAGCGTAAGAAGATGATAACGGGGGTTCCTGTGATAATGGTGTGGAAAAGCGGAAATACAGAGTATGCTCCCGATTATAGTTATGTCGGTGCTGATAAGGCTGGACTCGCACAGTTTGTAAATATGATGCTTTCTACATTTTCTGTTTAGTATCATGATGACCTTTGTTTTTTCTTTGTTTCTCTCTTATTCTTTTCTCTCTTGTCGTGTTTCAAAAGTGCTTTTTTGCAAAACAATATTAGAATAATGTTGTTTTGTTATAGTATTACAGTGCCTACGTTGTTGGTTAGTAAAAAGGTTATATGTCGGATATAGATTTGGACATTAAAAATTACAACTTAGAGGAGCTACTCAATCTATTTAATCTTCCACTCGATTTCAATGAAAAGCAGCTACGTGGTGCTAAAGCAATAGTGTTAAAGCTTCACCCTGACAAATCACGTCTTGACAGTCGGTACTTTATATTCTATTCTCATGCATACAAGACAATATGTGAAATGTGGCAATTTAAATCGAAGACCGAGAAGAAGGTCGATGAGCAGTCTACAATATACGTGCACGATTCTCATGACGAATCTTCTTCTCCTGCTCGCAAAAAGATATTGAATAATTTGTTTGAAAAAAATGAAAGACTTAAAAAGCCAGAGAATTTTAACAAGTGGTTCAATGACGAGTTTAATAAAATGAAGGTAAGTGACCCAGATGAAGACGGATATGGTGAATGGTTGCGGTCAACCGAGGATGTAGATGCTGGCAGTGGCCAGATGACAATGGGTCAAATGAAGCAGGTATTTTCTGAAAAGAAGCGACAGTTGTGTAGCGATGTAGTTATGCATTCGTCAGTTCAGAGTTTTCAGTTTGGGGGAGGTGGCGATATGGGGTGTGATATTGTGGGTAGTGGAAGTGGTAATTACGATTCTGGTAGTGGGAATCTGGTCTTCCAAGACCTACGCAAGGCACACACAGAGACAATTATTCCTGTTGACGAGTCAATGCTGGAAACGCGTCCCAAGTTCAAGAGTGTCGGGGATTTAAATATATTCAGAGATACACAGGACCTGTATATTTCAGAGAGTGAGCAAATGGCTATGTACAATGACGAAAAAAAAAAAGAGTCCGAGCTTGCAACAATGCGTGCATACAAGTTAACGGAACAATCCAGAAAGGTTCGTGAGAATAGTCAAGGATTCTGGAAAGGTCTTCAGTTACTGAATGACGTATAATAGATAACAATCCGATGTTTAGGAACGGACGGACATGAACAAGTGATAAGACGTACGTACCGTAAATAAAATCTCCAGATATATTATATCTTGTATTGTAACTTGTTTATATCGAACCCCAGATTACTCTTTGTTATACATTATGAGCAAATTAAATGAATATATCAAGATGGGTTCTTTATTTATTATATTGATGACAATTGGCGTATTTTATAGACGATACGATGATAAACTTATCCGTGATAGCAAAGAGAGAAACGATGACGCAATTCGAGATTATCTTTTGACCGATCCTGATACACTTGGGGCGTTATCTGTGACTCGCCCTATTCTATGGATACCTATTGTGTATAGTCACAATTCTCGTAATTGGTCTAGTTTTGGGTCGCGTAGCTCGTATGATTTAAATCAGCCTTATATCTATCTTGTTGTAAAAAGCATAATTAGCTATTGCAAGGACAGCTTTCATATTTGTTTAGTTGATGATAAAAGCTATAAACGCCTAATGCCTGACTGGAGATATGAACCGTCAACGACCCCTGAGCCAGTGATGGAACACGCTCGCAAATTAGCAATCATTAAGCTTTTGCGAATCTACGGGGGAATGACTGTTCCGCCATCATTCTTGTGCCTTCGCAACCTAGACGAGTTATACTCTCAATCTATCTCCAATAAGTCAGATATGTTTGTATGCGAAGAGAGAAATCGCACATCGTTGGATGCGACAGATTATGTTACTGGTGTGTCTGTAATGGGTTGTCGACCAAATAGTGAAGCAATGCGTGAACTTGAGTCGTTTTACGACAATGCTATTGTAAAAGACCACACCCGCGATATAGATATGTCAAATAAACTGGGTACAATGTGTAATAACTTAATCCGTATTGGTAAGGCGACTCGTGTGAATGCTGAACTTCTTGGTATGCGTGACCGTGCTGGGAAAAAGGTAGATGTAGAGGATCTGATGGGGAACTCATTTATAGAGTTTACAAGTCATGCGTATGGTATCCTTCTACCCGCCAATGAGATTTTGACAAGAACTGCGTATCAGTGGTTTGTGCGATTGTCGGCTGAACAGGTTCTCACTTCAAACACAATTATCGGTAAGTATATTCTTGTTGCAAACGTGCCTGATAAACAAAAGGTGTTGATAGGAGACGATAAAGAAAACCCCGAATGGATTTCTTATTGGGAAGTGCCTAGCGATGCCCCTGTGTGGGGTGTAAAACCTAATTATCTAGGCAATCATGTGCAGTCTCGTTCGTTTCAAGCTACGTCGTCGTCGTGTTCCTCTCCCGAAGTTAGCTTTTCGCAATGAGAGTCAATGGTGGGTGTTTGTTCGCTAAAATATACATAGTATTCCATTCGTTGTTCTGAGTACTGGTATTTGAGTGAGCTCCTGTATAAAATATTGTTGTATTTACATATTTGTCGTATAATAGTAAGAAATCTCTTATACGTCATGGGTTCATCAAGATAGCTTCTTTTTGAAAGATAATAATATGGACGTATTTCATTGATAAATGTATCTAGTATCTCTATGAATTTTGCTTTCTTAAGTGAATCGTAGTTAACGACATAGTGATTATTTTCGATCATGCAAATAATATTTAGAAAGTTAAATAATATGTTCTTATCCATGGATTGTTTTAAGCTATTGCTTGGCATATAGTAAATCTAGGTGTCTTGTTATAGTAAGTGGATACAAATAGAAATACAACAGAACTAAATTACTGTGTATTATTCAAAATTGAAAATGAAAATATTGTGTTGTGTGTAATACATACAAAATAATATTTATGATTTATGGAAAAATGAAGATATATGACAAAAACGCATATTTATCATTCGGTTCTCGTGATATGTCTCGTGAAAATAATGTGCGAGTTCGAAGTAATGCGGCTATACATTCTCGAGAGCAAAGATACATATGTGCTATACATAGACCATTGGCGTTGAGTGGACTACATGAAAATCTGTCGATACGAAAAAGATGTATAGAGTGTTTGCGTGTTCCTGTATACGCATATGTGAAGCGGTATGAAGTTGTTACATCCAACCACAACTATATATTTCCAATGTTATGTGGTAATTGTAGTGATATCGCAAGGGTGTGTAAGTGGTGCAGACCTTCGTTTCATAAGTTTATGTTATCTTACTGAGTGTATGAGAGAATAAGTTTCATGTATGTAAGCACTACACTGATTATTTCTGTACTAACTAGATTTTGAGAATATTCATGATATTATTTGTAAATAGTGGTAGTTCTATATCATTCTCATGTATTTCATGAAATGCTGTAATATATTTGCATATAAACGGGATAATCTGGTATTTTTGTTTTTCATTGAGAGTGTTGGTTGTTTTTATAAAGACAAAATAATTATCAAGTATATCCATTACAGAGTATCCGTCGCCTACGATATCGTATAGAATATCGATTGCATTATTTAACTCACCCGCTTTTACATAATCCGTGTACTTTTCAAATGTGCAAATATTGATGTCACTACATATGGTTATCGCTGTCGTGTATGTGATGTCTCTGTTGAGTAACTTACACTTTTCAAGGTAATTAATTAGATTTTTGATGGTGTTATTGCTTATTGAAACAATGAAGTCTTTTGCTTCTTGTTCCATGACAATATTTTCTGTACAAATAATTTCGTTCAATATAGGATACATCATATTTTTTGTGATAAATGGGAGTTTGATAATGGTTAATCGAGATTGTATACTTTCAATTACTTTTTGACTATTGGTACATGTCGCTAAGAAACACACGTTATGTCTATATTTGTCAATGCAGTTGCGAAATACTTGTTGGCTCTGTTCATTTATTACGTCAATATCGTCAATCATAACTATTTTTTTTCGTTCTTTCACAAAGCTGTGTGTTTGACAGAAAGTCTTTACTTCACTTCGATAGTAGTTAATTCCTTGTTCGTGTAAATTGTTGATATGCAGTATATTTTGAGAATATATTTTTTCGTCCGTGCCGTCATAGTACTTTCTCACGATTGACTGCAATATGGATGTTTTCCCTGTTCCCATCCCGCCGATCAAAAGTATATTTAGGCAGTCCGTCTTCACTAGAATGGATAGCGATGCGTATATATCATATGGTAGGTAAAACTTGTCTAGTTGTTTAGGCGTATACTTATCGATGAATAGTATATTATCCATAATATAATTACTGTGATGTAGATATAAGATATATGGCTATATCTTTATATCGCGATTTGTAATTCTAATTCGTATGAGTTGTTAGTGTTTTGCAATAGATGAGTATAGATAGATATTGAACTAACTAATAAGTTAAAGTGTTGACTTTTTATTACAAATAGAATGTATATTCGTTTCAAATAATCATTAACGCAATTTCTGTATGTCGGATGATTTCTATAAGATTCTTGAAGTAGAAGCTGATGCAAATCCAGAGGATATTAAACGTTCTTATCGAAAGCTCTCTCTCAAGCATCATCCAGATAGAAATGGAGGAAGTATTGAGTCTGTAAAGATGTTTCAAAAAATATCTGCCGCATTTGAAACATTGGGTGACGCAGATAAGCGTCGCCAATATGATATAAGCCGCAAGATTAAATCTGGTGGTATGGGTGGTATGGGTGGTATGGGAATGTTTGGAAATATGTTTTCTGGATTTCCCGCAGGAACATCATTTGAAACTCATTCAATGCCTGGCGTAAATACACCTGAAGATTTCTTTGCCAAGTTTTTCGAGGGTATGGGTGGCATTGGTGGTATGGGTGGCATGGGAGTAAACGGCATGGGAAATGCTCATGTAAAAATGTTCAGAAATGGTGTTCCTATAAACATTACTCATGCTCAGAACCAATCACAAAATGAGTTTGAAATGCACTTCGGTGGGCCAAACGGAATAGAGTCAAAGCCAACCCCAATAACAAAAAAGGTAACAATTGATATGATGATGTCTATAGTGGGGGATAAACTTCCAATCGAGTACGAACGATGGATTTTAGAAGAGGGTGTTAAAAAAACTGAAACTGTTAAGATTTATCTAGATATTCCAATGGGAATTGATACGAACGAAATTATCGTGATACGTGACGCTGGAAATATTATTCACGACAGGTGCAAGGGCGATTTGAAAATTATTATCACAGTTGAAAATGACAGCATATTTAAACGTCAAGGTATGGATCTAGTCATGCAGAAATGCCTTACGTTGAAAGAGTCTCTTTGTGGGTTTACATTTGATATAAAGCATTTGAATGGCAGAACATACACGCTTACTACTCCTGCAGGTAACGTCATTACGCCTGGATATGTAAAAGTAATTCCCGATCTTGGTGTTTTGCGTGAAGGAAAAGTAGGAAAGCTTATTGTACAGTTCACAATTGAGTATCCATCCAAGCTCGATGCATCTGTGGTAGAGAAGTTAAGCGATATTCTCTAATATATCCGTATTGTCCAGCACACCAACCACCGAACATTCAATACACACTGCACAATACAATCTTATGTGGTGAAAATAATCAACATATAAGATTTGATACGTACTTACATGACATAACAGTAGTAGATTATCTATATTTATTTTTTATCAAATACTACATTGCAACCAATAACCGTGTTTGTAACAATCGGCGTTTGTGTAAGATTACATGTCGTTTTACAATCACATGGGGGTGCTAAGATATCGAGTGTTGGACTAATCGATTCTGTCCGCATTTGTTTTGTATTGATATTAGATGTATATTTAGAATTGTGATGATATGTATTTAGTTGTTTACACTCGGGGTAACATGTGCATACGTTGGAAACACGATGATATATTATGCTTGTGTAACAGGATAGTCGACAATATAGGTCATGCAGTAGTTTAGTTTGTTTAGACATTGAATGAAGTTCTCAAGAAGCGTAAAATACGTGCGTATAATGAATCTGGTGATAGACTACGAACTATACAATGATACAACGTAATTTCTATATTGGTTTTGATTTACAATACAATATTCCAGTTTGTACTACTTGAAACTCAAAAAGACCATAATCTCAGCGTGGGGTTTGAGGTATTGTCGGTACGGCGATGTGGATGGTGCCGTTGTCGGATGTAGTTTAGCATTTATTCTTCTAAATGGATTATTATACTTTTAGAACTTAAATATCCGAAGGTATAATATAAGGTCGAATGAACTTACTTAATGATATATACGAAAAGAAGCTAACACCTAAAGCTAAAAAAGGTAAAATAACAGCAGGTATTTTAGTAGTCCCTCCATTCATAACAGAAACAGTAATAGAAGATTCTGATGGGAAACCTAAAAAAATATATGGAGGATTTGTGTATGATATGTGGTCCATAATTAAAAAGGTAAATAACTGGGATGAATATATTCTCGAGGTTCCTGTTAAAGTAAATTATGACAAAGCTGTGAATGAAGTTACTAACGGCAAGTATGACATTTGTGTGGGTAATTTCTGGGTATTGAAAGACCGCATAAATAAGGTTCTTATATCTCAGCCACTTTTTATCAGTAAGGTTGTCACCGTATTCAAACCAAAGAAATCGCGCATAAACACGATAATTGGGCTTGGTATAACGTATTTCATTCTTCCATTGACAATTATTATCATTTGTGGTCTTATATTTGGGTATGGACTGTATAAATTAGAACCCAGACGTGGTTTTGTGCGTTCTACTCGTACAGCAACGGCTACCTTTTTTGGGGAGGCGGGATATCTATTTGAGAACTCAACATTAAACCTAAAGGCTCTGTTGTACATATACATTGTGATGACTATTGCATATTTTTTTAATGTTGTTCTTCAAGGTATTGTCACTACAGATATCATAAACGAGACATCTAAAAACGAGATTAATATTCAAAATATAGGAAGGTCGACACCATTAATTGTGTCGAGTTTTTATGACATAGGTGAGGTTATGGAAAAGCATGGTGCTAGGTACACTATATTAGACAAACAAATACAGGATATTCCTAAGATATACCTTTCTAACACAGATAAGTATTCTGGATACTTAACAGAATATGAAGAGGCAAAGATGGATATTCTTCGTTATAGCGAATTAAGGATTACAAATGATATTTTTGGTTTCAAAGAAAATGTATTTATCATTTCAAATAGCCGCCCAGATATCAAAAAAGAAATTGATATGAGTATAGTAAAGTTGCATCACAATAATAGTTTTGGAGATATATGTAAAAAATATATGAGTGAGGATGATGCAATATATTGTACAATGTAAACCTCAACCAAGATATGATAAAGAACACATTTACCCGTCATGCCATTGTCGGGTAAATGTATAATTCGTATACTATAATATGTTATAATATGTAAAATATTGGTTATTACGTAGTATAACCTATGAAATACGTCTATTTTGAATATCTGACGATACAAGATAAATTGAGTTCTCCGTGATGATGATATACTCAGTTCCACTCTTATAGAACTTCGAAATAGGGGAAGTATATTCCTCCTCACTCTTTACAATGAGCTTTTCATTGTTTTCACGCACACCAATCAACGCCTTCTTTTCAATAGATGCGGTCCAGTAATCCATAAGGATGGGTTTGTCTTCTACAATAGCTAGTTTTGCGGCATGTTTAAGGGTAATATCACTTGGTAGTCGATAACCTTGTTGAGGGGCTGAGCTGGCTTCTGCTGGGGTAGTTGAAGTTGACATAAATCTTTAGTATTATTAATTAATATTCTTTATATCTTTATACTAGAATTAATATACTGTTGTTTATACAGAAATATCAACAATGCAAGAAGCGATAGAAGGATATAATCGTTCAGTGTTTCATTATATCAAGGATATTGTTGATTATTGCGAAAAGTCGGGACGAGGTCTTCCTATTGAGAGCGTGAATGCGGGGTTTAACGTGATCACAAATATATACATGTTGACTATTGCGCGGTATAACGATATTGCTCGTGCATCCGATGTTACTGGAAGCTCTATATCTGTGTTTATTGATTTTATTGTTCAGATGAGTAATCTAGATGGTTCATCAAATGTTTCAAATAAAATAGGGCTGAAAGACGCGGCAATGTTTGTGTATAAGAAGGTTCTCTCTAAGGAAAGGTTTAATAGTTATAATTTGACCGAAACTAATCATTTAGAAATAGGTGCAAATTATTCTTCGTTGCCAGGAACACGGTGTTCTTCTCCTTGCACGCAAATGCAAGTTCTCTCTGTTTCGAGTAGTCATGTTATTATAAAGAAAATGCAAATCTATACATCAATCATTCGCAATATTATCCACTCGTTGTTTATAAAACCGTCTTTTTACGATAAACAATTAAGCACGGTTGACTACTATTCACAAGTAATAACAAGTATGATACATCTAATTGTAAGTATTGAGAAAAAATGTATTAAGTTAACAATTCCTGCTATGGAGTTTATTATAAGCGAACAGATGACGTATGAAACACCTGATAAAATAGATACAAACACGGCATCTATCTATATGTCGTGGATTGAAAAAATATTTAATGACTTATAGATTTTTTGAGTAGTTCATAATGAGAATGTAGACGCAAACTAATGACAAATGGGCGTATCAACTACTATGATTTTTTTACGAATACTCATCTTTTTTATTTTTGGCTTCATATCTTCAATTGGAACAATTGAATGATAAACTTTTGGGAACTCGATTATCAGCATATTTTTGATGAATATATATACTTCTTCTAGAACCAATTCATCGCACATTCCAACTATTAGTATACTGCCCGTTCTAAATATCATAAATGA